TAACTTAAAAAGCGGAAGTATGGTATCGAGCTATCCTGGACCGAAGTATAAAAAAGTATCGTTTTCTAATCCTGGACATGCTAGGAACCTAGCAAAAAAACTAAACACACTTTTCCAAGTAAAGGACTTTGCGGTATATACATTAACCTCTGGAGCGAAAGAAGAGTAATGACACATGGATCAAAAGGACAACTATACAAAAGTATTTCTGAAAGCCGCTGATCAGCCTTTTGACACTCCCGACATAAAGAATAAGAGAACATTATGGTGGTATAACATTCGTGATGTTGGCGGGCTACGTCTAACGGAAGAAGCAATAGTCCACATAGAACAGATAGCAAAGATTAAAACCTATAAAGTAGATTTTCCAAAACAATTTAAAATAACACCTAAAGTGCTTTTATGGCTTGACAATTTTATCGAATCACCGTATTATATAACTAAGAAATCAATAACTGTACTTAAAGAAAGGTCTGCTTTTGAATTGTATTTGTTTAGTGGAGATATCAGTAAAATGGGCTATAATAAAGCATTGTCCAAACGATTATCTGAAGAAACCGCGGACCAAGAATAACATTCATTAACATAGCATATAATAAATATTAGTGATGATAGAACTTAATCCATTAGAAGTACTGCGTTCAAGAGAACTTAAAACTATGCCTCCGCATTTTGCAAAGATGCAGGTATCGGATTCAGATCGTGTTGATCGTAGATTATCTGAGTGGGTTAAGACTAATACTAGTGGTAGGTATTGTATTAATACATATCCGGCTGCTAAAGAAAATAAATTCAAATCTGTTACATTTGTAGGGTTTGAAGAAGAGAAAGAACTAACATACTTTATGTTAGCTTGTCCATACTTAAGGAGAAACTAGAATGGCTGAAGAAAATAAAACGCCGGAAACGGCAACAGAAGCAGCACCAACAAGTGGTCCTGTTCCTACACCAGGTGTAGATCAAAACGCACCTGCACAAGAAGCTGGGGAACCAGCAGCACCAGATCTTAACATTAGCGACCTTAATGCAGTAAAAAGCATTATTGAAGTTGCTACACAAAGAGGTGCATTTAAAGCAACTGAATTAGAAGCAGTTGGTAAAGCATTTAACAAACTAACAGCATTTTTAGATCATGTTGTTAAACAACAACAGGCTGCTGCACCAGGAGCACCTGAAGGGGGAATTAACAATGGCTAAAGAAATCAAGCATGTTGGTAAAATGACCAACACAGGTGAAAACGTTGCTGTAGTATTTAGAACAGTACCAGGTGAATCAGACAAGGCACTAGTACTGCAAACTGCAACATTACCTGATATCTATCATGACAGTTTAATGAAACTAATTGAAACCGACCAAGCTCAAGAAGCATATGAACTTGGTGAGTTTATGTTTAGGAATTCATTTCCAGACGGAAGACCTATGTTACAATCAATGCAGGCTGATAATAGACTTATCAAAGTCGACACTGCGAACGTAACAATGACACCTACTGCTGCGTCAGCACTTCAACTAAGTGAACTTAACACTTTGATTGCTGAGCAAAGAGGCGTTCCTGTAGACGAGTTACATAAATTCGTAAGCGGTGCACCAGATGCTGCTGCAAAAGTTGCAGAATCACCAGCACAACCTGCTGCGCCTGCTCCAGAAGCACCGACAGATGGTGTATTAAGTGATGAAGACCTTGCTAAGTCCTATCGCTCACAAGCAGATAGATTAAGTAAAGAAGCAGCACAACTAAGACGCCAAGCTGAAGAACTTGTTCCTACGAAGAAGTCTACTAAAGCAAAAGTGTCAGAGAGTGCCTAGTAAGCATTACTTTAAACCGCCAAAGCATCTGGTCAAAGAATGGCCAGAGGTATTTGACGACCTCTACATGAACACTATGCCTGTTGCATATTTAGATGCAATGATTTTAGAATTTAGTGACGGTAGAGTTTGGGAGATTGATGTTAAAGAACATCTCGAAGCAGATGATCCAGATAGTGTAGCAAAGAAAATGTTACAAACTATGAATGAATATAAAGATACGATTAAAAAAGTAGACTTTAAAATTAATGTAGATCTTCTAAAGAAAGAAATAAAAGATCGAACAGATCAGATATTATAGTTTCTCACACCTAGGGAGTTAGTAGAAATACTAACTCTCTTTTTTTATCTAGTATTTCCGTAATGAATAACTTCGTGTTTATCTGAAGTGTAAGAACGCCAAGGATCAACTACAACTGAGTCATCTGATAGTTCTACATAAAGCTCTGGATGAGATAAAAGAACACATGCTCTAAAAGGTCCTGGATCAGAACCATATACTAACGGATCAACTTGCATAGGATTAAAGCCGTACTCTGTACAATACTGTGCAACTAGTAAAGCATAACTTCCATCGATATAAGGCACACCTGGTTTGTAAGCAATACCATTAATAAGAATAGGAAGTTCTTTTTCTTTTGCAATATCACAAAGTTTTTGTGCAACATTTTGCGCTTGAACTTCTCTAGCATTCATTACTGCATCAAAAATATCATAACCAAGATCTAGTTTCTTTGCCATGTACCTAAGTGCAATATTATCTCTTGGGTGACAACTTCCACCATCTCCCATTCCTGCTTTCATGTAACTTGGTCCCATAATACGTTGTGTACTTTCTGCAAGTGCTGTAGTAACTACATCAACGTTTATATTACCTTGCTTTTCAGCAACGTCTTGTATCATATTTACAAGCCCAATCTTTGTACTAATAAATGTATTATAGAATACTTTGATACATTCGCATTCGTCCCAAGTACCAATTACATATCTTGGATCGTTCTCCATGCATGTATCATAAAAATCTCTAAGCTCTTTAGCATCGCCGGTTTCAGTACCATCTTCTGTACCAATCATAACCATTTCAGGATTGACCATATCCCAAGCAACTGTACCCATAGCAATCAAATAAGGATTATAAACAAAACGTGTGTTAGTTATTAAAGGTACAAACTCACGTCTTACTGTGCCAGGTAAAACTGTACTAATAAGAACAAGCATTTGTTTTTTATTCATATACTTGTTTGCTTCTTGTAAACAATCAATAACAATATCGTATTGAAAGTCTTTAGGCTCTAAATGTGCTGTAGGTGCTTTGCCGTCATAGTTTGGATCATGTGGAGTAGGCACTGCAACGAATACAATATCTGCTTCTGATGCTACGTCTTTAATAGTATCTTCTACTATAACATAATCACTATCTAACGATTTATCTACATCATATCCAATTACTGCATGTCCTTTTTTGGCAATCTCTTCTGCGCAAGGCATACCCAATTTACCAAGTCCAATAAATCCAATTTTCATCTATTCTGTCCTTTTGATTAGTTACTGTTATTTACTTTTGGGCATTAAAACGCTGTTTAAGCCTGGCTTTTTACACTGATACACAAGTAATGCTTATGCATGTTAACCACGCTGTATGACGCTTAAAATGCGTTTTAGACACCTAATTTATAGGCTTTACTAAGTGGTTTCTCCCTGTTAATACCCTATAATTATAGTGTGCAATTTCTCTCACTTTGGAATGCCATTCTCTAAATTCAGCACCTTTCAAATTGCACAATCTTTCAATTTCATCTACAATTGCTATTGCTCGATCTCCATGATCTTCAATTTTATCGTATCCTTCATTTATATAAGGATGATAAGATCTATATCCTAACTTTTTAAGATATTGCAATGTATTTGGAGAACCTACCATTATATAAGGATGCCCCATTCCAATACATTTAAATATTTTTTCACTTAGAAACGGAACGTTCTCGTAGAATGTTGTTTCACTAATTACACTAAAATATGTTTCTTGATAGTACTTGTGTATTGATAATTGGTGTTCTGCTCTATTAGTAACAAGGTCTTCTTCATCAAGATACATCGGCGGCAACTGCTGCACGTCAGCAGAGCGTTTTAAAACTTTAGAAATTTCTTTATGGTCTTTGTGATTTGCTTCTAGTCGTGGCCATACATGTTCCCAATTTAAATTATCGTCCGACGGTGCAAGGCTAACATAACCTTCATCTAATAATCCCCTATCATGAAGTAATGTAACCATTAGCGGCCTATGTAATCGCCAGCGTCTATTTAAATTAAGATATTTTTTAGAGTACTTGCGTTTCTTTTCCATAGTAGGAAAACTACTACGCTGTTGTATTGTATCTTTGCCAGTATTTTCAAATAAAGTAAACCACATAATTTTAATTTCTTCAGCATTATTTTTCTTACAGTATTTTAGTGTATACTTGTACATAGTAGGTACGCCAGACAAAAACACAACTTGACTTGCTGGAATATCATATTTGTTAACTATGTGTTTATAAATTGCATCTACACTTTCGTAAAAGTATTCTAACGAATTGTCTAGTACCAAGAATATCTTTTTAAACTGCAATTTAAGAATAGTGTGATGATCTAAAATAGTATCTAACGGAAAATGTTCAAAACTGTTTGGTCCAGAAAACATTATAAAATAATAGTCTTGTTTTAATTTAATACGTCCTAGTTCAGCAGGATTGGTAGCTATAGTAACTTTCTGAGGATTGTTATTATCGTAAGTTATAAGATATGGTAAATTGTCGTTGTTTAAACAGGCCATTATAAATTCCTTGGAGTGTTATCATTTTCTTTCCACCACTTTTCTAGGTCTTGAAAATCTTTTGCTTCTAATACTTTTTGATTTGTGTGTGCAACAAATCGTTTCATCTTTTCTGTTATATTATGATTTGGTAAGCATTTAGAAATGTATTCTAAATGGTGAGCAGGAGTAGGGTGATAATCAGCAGTCTGTCCAGTGCTGTTGTGTCCGCGTATTGGTGTTTGTGGCCATACACCGTTAAACACAGTACTAAGTATGTCTGGTTTTATTGCTGCTAGTGTTGAAGCATACAACTGTTTTATATCATCATAGTTAGTATCTTTCATTTCGTCACTTAGATTATTTGAGATCATATCGTCAATCTCAAAAGATGCCATGTTCCACATTTGAAAATCAGCAAGTCCGTTTTTCATGTATTGTCTTGTTAATTCTATAAGTCCTAAATCTCTCATTAGATAAAATCTATAATCAAACCAATCGTATACAAACTTAGCAGAGATATTATTTTGTGTTGTAATATTTCCTGATGTTATCCAATGTTTGTGCCTATATCTATCTTCACGTGTAACTGAACTCCACATAATAATAACTAAATCATCTTTGTTAAAATTATGTCTTAAATTTGCTTCTACTAGTTGATTAGAAATATAAAGATTACCTGCTCCGGCTTTTCCGTAGTTTATAGTTTCTGGTATTTCTTGTTTAATGATATCAGACCAAGTTGGCCATTTGTATCTAGTAAAACTACAACCAAATGTAAAACATCTTTTATATTTGTTAAACTGTTTCAAAGTATTTCTCCGCCGATTTTATACAATTAGTTATTGCATCTTTATAAAAGTCTTGTGTTCTTGCATGTTCAAAGTTATGTTGTACAGCAGGATATGCATATAGTAAACGTCTTTGCTTAGTTTTAAAATCAAGACTGATCCACTCTTTTAAATTTTGTTGCACAGTCTTAAAACGTTCTAATGGATCTACAATTAAGTCATAGGGCTTATTAAACAATCTAAAGTCTGTTCTGAATCCTAATGAACGTAAACCAGCAAGTGTTCCTCTTGATGCAAGTGTAATAAAAGGATGTCCTAGCATAATAGGTTTAAACAATTTTTCTGTTAAAAATACGCTGTCGTCAAAGAATATAGTTTCAGTTACAACTGTTAGTAACGTGTTTGCATATAGTTCTGGATTAAAACTATTAGCAGCATTTGTAACACTCCAGTCTCCATCAAAGAATCTTGGAGTAAATTCTTTATGTCTTGCATAATTCTCTTTACCAATCAAGTATTCTGCATTTAGATCTTCACCTTCTTTAACTTCGTTACATGTAACAATCCCTTTGTCTAATAGCCCACTAATGCCTAAGTCTGTTACGTGTGCAGCTCTATGCGGTCTATGCACCCTATTTAAACTGTTAAATGCTTTGCTTTCTTCTCTATACATTGCACCTTTAATTAATGGCTTGTAGGGCATAGATTGATTCATAAATATCTTTAAGAAGTGATTTGAATATGCAACTTCAAACATACGTGGATTACCTGTTTTCTCTAACCAATCTTCGTAGTGTTTTTCAACCAGTTGACTTCCTTGCATAATGTAAACAGATAGAGGCGGCAGGCCTCTTTCGATTGCAGCATCGTGTATACGCTGCCACCCATCACCTAATGCTTTATGTATAAAAGGGCCGCCTTCTTTGTCAGCACCAATTACAAGTCTTAATCTTTTTTTCTTTACTAGTTTTACAATATTCTTTGGTAATGCAGTTATAATATCTGTTGGTCCGTTATGTACAGAGCTAAGTCCTGTCCACCAACAAGGATCACCATTAACATCAATATAATATATGCCAGGCGAAGTTTGACAGTTTACTAATTCTTGCACAGGCTTTTTCATACTGCGTAAAGTTTGTTTAACAACAGTTCCTTTAGATGTTAGATACCAATCAGTTTGATCTGTGGTAGAAAGATGAGCTAAATTTTCTGTTGATTCGTCTATGGTATCAAAATAAAAATTCATTATATCAATCCTTTCAGTTCAGGAAATGTTTCCTCAAAGTTTTCATTTCTAATTATGTCATAGTGGTGTGTACGATTTTTAAACTGCTGTCTTGTTTTTTCATTAAACTTAGAATTGTTTATATAACTTACAACACCTTTTAGCATATCGTCAATATGCTTGTTATATTTTTTGCTTTGTATCTTTTCAATAATTTCTGTTTTAAATGCATCATCTAATACTGATGCTGTGTAATATTCTGGATATTGTATATTATACATCTGTGGGAAATAATCTTCGATATCAAAGAAGCCCTCATTTAACACATAATCAAAAAAGTCTGTTAGTGTGTATAAATTAAAAACACTAACAACTGTATTGCTTTGCATTTTAATGTGCGGACATTCTTGCTTTATCTTTTGTATATTACTTTTAATTAAATTCCAATCTGTTCCTGATCTAATATATTCTGCTCTGCTTCCATAATGATCTAAACTTGCACCTATGTGTATAGTATCAAAGTGTTTCCATAGCTCTAAGACGCTCTTAGACTTGTATTTTAGCACACTACAGTTACTATTATACTCTAACTTCACATTTGTTTTACCTATTGAAATAAGGTGTTCTAGTATATCATAGTGCTTATCTGTAAGCAAAGGTTCGCCACCAGCAAAGTAAAATGTTTCAATGTCTTTAAAGTGTGGAAGGAATTGGTTATACAACTTATCGTTGTCATTGCCATCTGCTAAAATGAAGATAGGTTTCTTTTCACCTTGTGCATTATCTTCTTGCGCCCATGTGCTAGAATATGTGCTACTACAACTACGGCATTTAAAGTTACAAATATTACTCCAGCGTACATCAAAGTGTTTTAGATGCATTACTGGCAATGTTCCGTCATCTTCTGTATGTGCTATTAGCCCTGTGGTATCACCAAAGTATGGATTGCTGTTAGCATGTATTCTTGAACTTTCTGCGCCGCCATCTTCTATGTTATAACATGCTTGGCATTCTACACAACGTTTTCCTTCAAGCATGTTTTTACGCATCTGCTTATAAGGTTTATCATTCCAAATTTCTTTGATTGTATGTTGTCTTACATTACCTAAGGGTTTGTCCCATTCACCAACACAACAAGGTAGTACTGACCCGTCTGGATTTACATACATGTGCAACCAAGGTAAAATGCAAAATGTATCAGACCTTTTCGCAGTCATAGTAGAAGTCCTTTAAGTCTGGAAATGTATTAGTGAAGTTAACATTTCTTCTTTTGTCGTATTCAGTAAACCACTGATAAAAATCTTTTCGACCTTCTGTTAATCTGTTAACATCGTACTGTGTTCTTTCCATATAGTCTACTACACGTCTAAACTTTTCATACTCTAGTTCACTAAATTTATGCCTATCTTGATCGTCCATGTTATCAACAATAAACTGTAAATGCTTTTTCATGTACGGCATAAATTTATCTTTAGGTAAAATGTTCATATCGTATTGTAGCGGCTCTTTTAAATACGGAGTATCAAATCTAATACGCTGCCACTTAGTTTGATTATCACTATTATACTTTATACGCCAGTCTAAAAACTTTTGCAATAATGTGCTAAAGTTAGTTACAGTTAAAATATTAAATGTAACCATAAATGTTAAAGGCATATTAGTTCTAGTCATGTACATGTCTAGATTCTTTTCCCATAGCTCTAAGTCTAAGCCTGTTCTAATATACTCTGCTTGTGGTCCCCATGTATCAATACTAGTAAAGATTTTAAAGTCTTTGATACAGCCTTTTTCAACTAAACTGTTTACTTTGTCAGTGAACCGTTCAATAAGAATCGGCTTAACACCTAAGTTAGTATTAATGTTTAATTCTAAATTAGGACAAGGATTCTTTTCAAGCTCGTCAAATACTCTCCATGTGCTTTGCTGTAATAAGGGTTCGCCTCCTGTAATACGTAAAATTGTAAGTGTCTTACGCAATTCAGGCCACCACTTCCACCATGCTTTAACATACGGATTTGTTTCTTCATCTTTGTGTATTTTAAACCAGTCAATATCATTCCTATGATTCTTAACCATAGTATACGGACCTTCTTTTTCAATTTCTTTGTAGTAACTGCTAGAATGTTTAGGGTGACAATAACCGCACTTAAAATTACATTCATTACCAAACGAAACTTCAACATACTGTGGATTTACATTCGCCATTGGTTCTTGTTTAATTGCATTAAATCTTTCAGGCGTGTATATACTTGCGTTACGTTCTTTACGATCGCTTATATAGTCTTTACCCATACATTCAACATTCCAACAGTATTGACATCCGCTAGGCTTTTTGCCGTCCATCATTTCTTGGCGTTCTGCTTTTTTCTGCTGTGTATTATGTAACGCACTAGGATCTGCTTCTATTTCATGCAAAGGTATTTTGTGTGGTGCAGGGTGATAACAACTATGTGTTTCTCCTGTACCTAAATACAACGTTGTATGATGCCATTTGGCCATACAGAATGTAGGACTTAGCTCGTCCATAATAGGTATAAATTTTTCTATCCTATCTTTATCCTGCATTAAACTTTTCCTTTAACCAATCAAAGTCATTTATCTTACGTAGATTTTCTGGCTTGTTACTATTTGCAACTCCGTATTCTCTACCGGCTTTTGCTCCTGTTAGTGCATACTCTGCAAAAGGTCCTTTTGCTTCTTTACACCAGATATCTAAACGTTTCTCAGTTTCCATATTATCCTGTCTGTTAATAGATCTACTAGCCAATTTAACACATTCTCTGAATGCACTTTTCCATGTACTGTATTCATCAGTATCAAACACACTAATGTTACTTACTTCGTTCATTGCTCTGAACTTTGTAGATAGGCTTGTTGTCATGTCTGTAGTAAAGTCTGTAATATCCATAACTGCTTGTCTTGGTAATAATTTTACACCACCGTAACCATATTCTAAATCATTTACTGCGTTTTTACTTCTCCATACATGCACAGTGTCTTGATCCCAAAACGGAACAATATGATTAAATTTAAAGTGTTTAATTAATTGAGCATCGCCATCAACTACCCAAAACATATTTGTTTCACATAATCTTGCTGCTTCTATATGTGCTTGATGAATACCTTTTACATCACGTATCCAACGTAACTTTATACTAGGATCTTGTACCCTTATAATATCTTGTAATTCTTTAAAATGCTTATCTGCATTTTTTTCTTTATAACTTATAAACGCAATATCATAAGGTGTTTGCTTACTACTATTTTCTTTTACATCTTTTTTGTTAGTAAAGAATCTTGATTTAAATTCACGTTCTGTTACAGGACGTTCTTTTGAAAACAATGTAACTCCGTCTGAGTAATGGCCATTGTTTTGAAAACAGTGTGTAAGTTTCCTATGATAACTGTCATACTTAGGAATGTAATAATCAAACTTGAAACTATCAATAATATTTAGATCAGGATACACACCCCAGAACATATCACCTGTTGCTTTTTCTTGTGCGTTTTGATAATCTTCAAAAGTTGCTAATTGAAATATTTCCCACTTCTTGGGTTCACTTGCTACTATATTGATTTCTTTTTTATTTGTAAAAAATCTATAATCAAATTCACGTTTAGCAATTTTATTATCTTTATGACAAATAAAGATACCATCATACGTTTTATTATTTTTAAAAACATGTACAACATCTTTATCCCAAAAAGGAACTTGGTATTGAGGTATATCGTTTGGAATTACGTCATCAGGTATACACAATATAAATTCTGATTGTGCAATTTCTTGTGCTGTAACAAGTCCTTCATAACTATCTAATTTAACAATATCATACGGCTTAGGTGTACTTGCTACTATATCAATCTCTTTCTTGTCTGTAAAAAATCTGTATTTCCATTCTTTGTTTGCTACATTTAAGTTTTTAGGAAATAAACATACACCATCAAAATGTTCACCATTTTTAAATACATGAATGTACTGATCGTCCCATTCTGTAACTCTATATGTTAAATCGAAATCTTGTGTTAGATACAAATTGTCCCATACTACCCAAAAGTTTTTTGTAAGAGACTTTTTGTTTAGTGTTTCATAACTTTCACAATTTTCTATTTTTTGTGCGTGTGGAAATCTTGCCTTGAAATTACTCCATGCTATTTCATTAACGTTCCCGTCACTGACAAAAAAGATATCATACATATTTTTTACTATAATAAGTTTGGCCTAGGTTTAATGCTTCGTCATATAAATCCATTGTATACCTACTTGCATCAGGTTCTAACCAAACCCAATCAAGACCTAAGTTTATATTGATTTCATTACCTAACCGTTTAATTTCTGCAATACATGCTTCACTGTCTTTTGAAAAGTGTTCTGCTTTTTCTTTCCATATATCGCCAAGTATTTCAAAGTCTCTAACTTGTATATGATCCCAGTCTGTACAGTTAGTCATATATGTTCCTTGCCTTGCACCTAATATTGACATAATACCGTTTTCTACATGTGAGCCAACAGTTGACCACATTCTAAGTCTGTGAATATTGTGCCACCAAATTCTTTCTTTAATTTCCATAGGCGGAAGTTTTAATCCATCGGACAGTGTCATTTTAACACCTTCTCGAAAACCTGCTCTCCATGCATGGTATGGAGTTGCATTTACTTTTGTATCACTGTATGTCATAGGAAAGTTTCTGTAACCTGTTTCCCAACAAAAGTCAACTTGAGCTCTTTCGCTATCTGCGTTTTCATGCGTTTTCATATTAAGTAAATGATCTTTAGACCATAACTTTAATCCGCCGTTACCGTAACGTAAACCATTAACAGTATTCTTTCCACACCAACTATAAACTTTAATTTCTTCTTCTGACATGTCTAAGTCAAGATTAAAATATTCAGGATATACTATATTGTCTGCATCAACTGTAAGCAACCAATCAGTTTCAGATTGCTCTGCACATGCTTTATGTGCATGGTCACTTCCTTTTACACCATGTACACGTTTTGCCCAGGGTAATTTATTACACAGATCTGCATAATGCAAATCAGCAAACGGTTCATCATACGATAAAAAGAATACGTCGAACTCGACTACTCTCATTTAAATCTCCTCTAGTACATAGTTTTTAAACAGTCTACGAGTAAACACACTAAACTTTCCTGTTATGTCTACATCATCTACTGTTACAGAATTACCTGTTAGCTCATCAAGTGTAACATCAAATGTTTTTTGCGGAAAGTGCGGATCGTTATAATCAGCTATTGTAAAAGATAAAGTTGTATCTCCTTGCCAAAAAACATTTCTTGGTGTTGCTGGTTGCCACTGATCATCTAAAACTTTTGTGCCGCCATATTCCTCGCTTAGTTCTACAGTAAGTTTACTACTACCTTTATTGTATGTAAGATAAATGTCTGGCTTTACTTCTTCATCTAAGTAACGTTTATCAATAACTCTATGCAGTACATCATCAATCTTTGTTAAAGTTTTTTCTTCAGTAATTTCAAACTTACCTTCACTAGTGTCAAAGAAACAATTATTAATATGAATCTCACCATTAATAATTTTAATAGCAAGATCCTCTTCAACCTCAGCGATGTTTTTACTGTATTCCATTTCTATTGAAGCATACGGGCCTACTGATATTAACTGGCCTGTGTCTGCGTCAAATGCTGCTCCAAACCTACGCTCTGGCTCTTTATAATTCTTGAGCCATTCGTCGAAGTCTGGCATAAACTCTTCTATTTCTTCCATGCTATTTCCTCCAGTACATTAACTGTTTCTAAAGTCATTTTATTTTTTTCAACATAATGTACAATGTCGTTTTGTTGATAACTACCTATTTTTAATTTGCCTTTATCATTTAAGTAGTAGCCTACGTGATCTGAAAACTTATCAGCAGCCCAAGGCCAATTTTGTACAGCACCTTTCATGTGTACAACTCTTGGGAAGCTCAATGGATACGCAATATCATCTGTAATATCTAATATTTTTGCAGCCATTGAAAATGCTTCATCTGTTCCAATTACTTTAGGTCTATGTTTTGTTAAAAACAAATTACTGTATTCGTTTGGATTGTCCATTATAGAACGTTGTAAAGCAAAGAACTCACTTGCTAGTTTACTATCTTTTTTGAAGAAAGTAAAGAATGAATATAAGTTAGGTAATTCATTTGCAGTAAATGTTCTTCTATAGTAATCGCTAGTTACTTCTTCACCTCTGTAAGTGTATGCTTTGTTAGCAACATACAATTCAGAATGTTTAATAAAATAATCAATCCAATGACTATAATCTCTAAAGAACAACATGTCTGCATCTAAGCATACAGTATGTTCCCACGGTGAAAGCTCGTCCATGTAAGAACGGCCGTCCCAAAAACCTTTTTTATCCCATTCAATAACTTCATCAAACACCCATGTAGATTTAAAATTTTCTATTTGGGTTTTGTCATCAATTACTAATGCGACTTTATCGTAACCTTCTTTTTGTGTATTCTTAATACTTAATGCAAGTGCATACGCCATTTGTGCATAATTATATTCTTCAGAAGTTGCAACAACTATTAGATATCCAAAGTTCATATCAACTCCATTAGTTTATCAAAGTTTCTCTCAATGCTTTTTTTATTCATTACATGTACATCTCTACCTGTAGATGAAGCAGCTACCTGCTCATTAGTTAATAAAAATTGTAATGTATTGTCTTTTACATCAAATAAAACATCTCTATCTATTGTAGAAAACACTGGCGGCATTTTATATTCAGTATCTACTTCTTGAAAACCATTTAGTATATGATTAGCAATTGCAAAACTAATATCATTTCTATACATTCTGCTATCAAATCTATATGTATCTGCAAAGAACTTATAATTTTTTTGTATGTATTGCACTAAATCAAAAAGTACTTTTGTTTGTTCATTCTTGGTAAACATAACTGTTGTTGCCCAAAGTAGTTTAACTCCAGTATCCGAAACATACTTGTCATGGTAACCTGCTCGAGTTCCCATAATATCATTATACTCATGTGATATTAAAAAGTCTTGTTCGACATCCCAATAGTTGTTTAGTGTATCTGAAAATGTTAGATAATCGCAATCTAACAATAATGTTCTTTCATAAGGTGTAATATCCCAAACATTTGGTCTGTTTGAATTATCAAAAGGTACCGCTTCAAAATCATTTCCATCATGAAGGTTTCTGTATTGCTGTGTTGGAGGACGCTCTACAAAAATAATACTATCAAAGATTTCTTCTGCTTTATCTGCGGTACCGATTTCTTCCATATAATCAACAGTTGATTTATCTGTGATTAATGAAACTGGATAGCCGAGATGCTTTTTGGCAAGGCCGCCTGCTACCAATGCTAGTTTAGAATAATCTAAACTTCGGCTGTTATGAGCAAATATTACAATTCCTTTATTCATATTACACGCAATCTGAAGCTGATTCAATAAGTTTTTCTACAGATCTGCTCTTTTTGAGCTGCTGGTATTCTTCGTAATATTCTAATGTTGATGTGATGTATCTATCGAGTATGATATCTTTAAATTCTGCAAGATCTTCAACCAATATAGGATTATCATTAATGTCAAGTAATACTACACCTTCAGTTCTATCTGCTGAAAGTAGCATTTGAACAAAGTTAATAAGCTCTCTGTTGATTTTGAAAATTCCGCCGTTAACACCATAAGTTAATCTAGCGTCAATTTTTTCCTTTAGAGTTTTACGCTGTACAGCAAAAGTTTCTCTGTACTTGCTAAAATCCAAGGCTTGTTTTAATTGTTCTTCCATATGTCCTCCAAGTTATAGTAGCAGTTAATATTTATGCGCTGTACTACGGGGGAGGAAATTAACTGACTACGAATCCGCCTACAGTTACGGAAGGAGTTTGGATGTCAAATCCTTGTGATCCTGAAGGATAAAGATTGATGTTACCAACTGCTTTTCTGGTAACAGTTTGAAGATAAAGTGAAGCAGGGCCTACTAAATCAGGACCATAAGTACCTGGTCCTTGTTGTGGAGTACCTGATGTTGACGGTCCACCTAATCCAACGTGATCGTCATTGTAAACTGCTGTCATTTCGAGTTGATATGCAGTACCACTTGAATTATCTAATACTCCAGGTGTTCTTGCATATAATCTATAATAGTTTGCATTGTAAGGACTACTTGCAATAGCTGTGTACCAAGGTGTGCTGTAAACGTTTGTACATCTAAAAAAGTTTCCATTATCATTTGGATTAACACCTGTTGCTGGTTGTTGTCCTCCAAACGACTGTGTACTTGCTGTCTGTAGTAAACTTCTCCAAGAAGCATCTTGATCTGAACCGCTAATACTGCTCAAACTACTTGTAAGTTGAATTTGTCCACCACTATTAAAATAATGTCTAGCATCTGCTGCTGTTGGCCAAGTAAAAGTAACTATTACTTGTGCAGAAGTTGACCATGTTCCTGTATATACTGCATTACTGTGTGCTGTACCTGATGCTACTGATGCTGGTGGTATAGTATATTTTGCAGCCTCAAGTGCAATAATTAAATCATTCCATCTTCTGTAAGGCTGTGTATTATATGTTGCATCATTAGTAACAGTATTTGCTTTAATTTTTTGAGAAGTACTAATGTTATTAGGCCAACTTCCCCAATTAGTAGGAGGATTTGAACCATATATATGCCTGTAAGCATTATACATATCTGTAATTAATCTACCATATTCTTCTACAGACACTTTGTCCGAAACACCTACACCTGAAGAGTTCATATATTGTCCCCATCCATATGTGGCATCACCGCCATCAGCAGGTCCCATCACTTGCTCAAGGCGAGTGTATAGCGCATTGTAGTCGTTTCTGCTAATTGTT